CGCTTGCCCTGCTGCGCTTCCAGCAGAGGTCCGGACTAGCAGTGGACGGGATCTGCGGAGAGCGGACATGGACAAAACTACTGAAGGGAGATTAATCAATGGACGCACCGAACAAAGCAACAGAAATCAAGGGAGCCGTGACGGCGATTCTGGCCTTTTTCACAGGGCTGTGGGGTTGGCTCGGCTGGGCGGTAATCATTATGATCGGCGCTATGCTGATCGATTACATCACGGGTTCCTGGGCCGCCAAGTCTCGCGGTGAGTGGAGCAGCGCCATCGCACGGCAGGGACTGTGGCACAAGCTGGGGGAGATCGTTGCGCTGCTGGTGGCCGCGCTGTGTGACATCGCCATCCGGGTGATCCTCAGCTCCACGGCGGCGCCGCTGTTGGGCGGGTTTGAATATCGCAATTACCTCACCCTCATTGTGGCAATTTGGTATATTTTTACAGAGGCGGGATCGATTATTGAGAACGCTGGGAAGCTTGGAGCTCCCGTGCCGGCTTGGCTGGCAAAAGGCATCGACACGCTTCGGAAGCGCGCTGAAGAGACAGAGGCAGGGGAAGACTGACGGCATCCATCGAAAAACAAGACACCAGTTTACTGACAAATTACTAACACAATAAGAGTGTCTTAATTTAAGGCGGCTTAATTTACTCAAAAAAATTACCGGAAATCGCAAAAATGGCGATTTCCGGTAATTTTTTTGGTGCTCCAGCGCGGATTCGAACCGCGGACACCCTGCTTAAAAGGCAGGATTTTTGCACAAATAGGGCCAATAAAATTGAATAATAGCAGATAAATTGACAAAATCAAGAACTTTTATTGGGCTTTCGCTTTTGGAATTCGAGTGGATTACTAACAAATTACTAACAGCAAATGGCCATCAAGTAAGCCGCTTGGACTTCCGCGCCGCTTTGTTGACGGCCCGCACCAGGGCCTCGGCGTCGGGGCGGTTGTAATACCGCTGCGTCGTATCGAAGTCCGCGTGGCCGAGGACTTTCTGTGCAACCGCGGGAGACAGTCCTTCATCGACGGCACGGGTGGTGTAGGTCGTGCGGGTGCTGTGGGGCGTCTTGCTCCGGTCGATACCGAGCCGGTCCAGCAGAGGATAGTAGTCCCGGTTCCGGAAGTTCCGCGCGTCCCGATTGCCCTTGTAGCCGCTGAGCAGCAACGGCCCCGTAGCCTGAGCAGCGAAGTAAGTGAAGTATTCCAGGCCCTCCGGCCGGATAGGGACAATCCGCGAAATGCCGGCGTCCGATTTTTCACCGCCCACCAGGTATGCACCGTGCAAATCCTCCTTGGGCAGTCGGAACAGCTCGCCGATCCGCAGACCGGTGGCCAGCATCATGCAGACGATTTTCGCGGCGTCATCCTCCGCGGCGGCTGCCTGGATCCGGAGGATCTCCTCCGCTGACATCGGCTCGTGGGGGACGGACGCCCGGCCCCGGGCCTTCGCGAAGGAAGCGAAGTTCGTTGTGATGATCTCCTCACGGATCGCCCAGTCAGACATACTGGTGACGAGCTGCTTGTATTTTCCTACAGTGGATTCCGACAGGTCCTTGTAGCGGTCCAGGATGGCCTGAAAATCCGAAGTACGCAGATCCCGGAAGGTCCTGTCGTGCAGATCCCCGAAAACGGTAAGCGCCCGCTCATACTGGGCGACGCCGCTTTTCCCGATCTCCTGGAAATGCTCTTCCTTCCACCCCTCGTAAACCTCCTTGAAGGTCATGTTGTACCGGTCGGTGAGTTTTTTTCCGCTGACGCGCTCCAGGCCCTCCAGGGCCTCTTTTTTTGTCTCATAGTAGCCGACGGTCACCCCGTCCCGAACGGCCATCCAGGGGCGATTACGCCGCCCTGAGAGGCTATACACAGTGCCTGTGCCGTGTGGCCGTTTGGAGCGCTTCCGGGGCGCGGACGCCTGCTTCTTCCCGCACCAGGGGCACCAGACGGAGCCTGCAGGGAGCTCCTTTTTACACTTGACGCAGCTAAGGCCCTGCTCCTGAACGATCATACGTTCCTCCTTCCCACGCTTGTGCGGCGTATTCCTTGTACATCCAAAAAAGCTTGGCAAACAGTATCAAATACAGTACTATGATAAACAGAACGGGCGGGCGGGGTCAAATAATGATGAACAAAGCCGAATTTGAAAGGAAGCTGGCCGGGCTCCCTGTGGAGGAGCCGGACGAGATCGACCGCGCCGCCGCCTTCGGAGTGCCCGCTCCGGGGGCGGCACGCCGTCTCTTTTTGAATATTTAATACAGTATATTGACATTGTATAGATAATGTATTATAATATTAAACAGAAAGGAGCGTGAACGCTATGTCACAGACGACGGTAAGCGTCAGAATGGACGATCATTTAAAGCAGGATTTTGATCGGGTATGCGACGAGCTGGGCATGACAATGACCACGGCCATCACCATGCTGGCCAAGAAGATGACACGGGAGAAGCGGCTGCCCTTTGAGGTGTCGGTAGATCCTTTTTACAGCGAAAGCAACGCGGCAGCGCTGCGGCAGAGCCTGGAGCAGCTGCGGCAGGGCAGGACGGTGACAAAGACGCTGGAGGAGCTGGATGGGTAAGGTCGTCTTTACGGAACAGGGGTGGGACGATTACCTGTACTGGCAGGAAACCGATAAAAAAATGCTTAAACGCATCAACCTTCTGCTGCGTGATATTGGGCGGACGCCCTATGACGGGATCGGTAAGCCGGAAGGGTTGAGGGGTGATCTGAGCGGCTTCTGGAGCCGACGGATCAATGATACGCACCGGCTGGTCTACCGGATGCAGGGAGACAGCATCGAAGTCCTGCAATGCCGGGGGCACTACGATGCCTGACGAGCCTGCGATGCTGCCTTCGGAGGAGGATCCTCCGGGGGCGGTTTTTTTATTCTTCCGTCCTCTTGCTCTTCGCGTAGGGATTTCCGCAGGAACGAAAGCCGTCGATATGCTCCACAAGGGGATTGCTGTCTCCCAGATTTTGGTTCAGGGTATCCAGGATGATATCAATCCCGGCTGTGCGCGCCAATTTGAATGCCGGTACATAGTCTCTGTCGTTTCCGATCACGACGATCTGATCCACCAGTTTATTATAGGCGAGCGTTGCGATGTCGATCCCGATTTTCATGTCCACGCCTTTTTGGGAGGCCGTAAAGACAAAATCATTTTCAGTCAGCTCATGGGGCTGCAGCTTTCCGGCGCAGAGCTTCTTTACGGTCGAGTAGCTCAAGGTGTAGACGCTGTTTTCGATATCCAGTTGCCCAAGCCGCAGAGCCAATTTTCTGGTACGTCGAAGGCAATTGAAAAAGTCGATTGTCCATTTATAGGTAGCGGTTTTCTTCAGATCGACGTCTTTTTTCAGGAGAGGATGATATACCTGTTTATCCGAAGGCGGGCAGTCATAGTAGAATATTCGATAGAGGTCATGGGCGAGTTCATGCTCCTTTAGGTGCCGATGACAATAGACGGAGAGGGCTCTCGCTGACTCCTCTGCGGAGTGATAGCCATATTGCATGGAATCACGGACACGATAAAAGCCGCCATCTACAAGAATTGCTGTTTTCGACATTGGTCCACTCCTCTTTCTCTATAAAAATCAATAGCCCCCAGATTAGGCGCTCCCCTGATCGTGGGGGACCTCATCCAAGGGCTAAATGTGGCACAACGGAGGACAATAGTCTTTTACGTTGTGCTTATATATTATGCCCATGGCGCAAGATTGTCAATAAAGAAATTGTTAAATAGGGATAAATATTTTCCATGAGGGCGGGTCAGTCAAGCTTCCGGCGCAGCCATTGCATCCGCAGCATATTTTTTATATTTCCCGGAGGCGGCCATGTCGTCCGCCGTTTCCAAAAGGCGCTCCTGCCCTTCCTGATTCAGCTCCCGGCTCAGGGAGAGGAGCCGACGCTCCAGCGACGACAGCTCCGCGCCTGCGGCAGGCAGCTCCGCGCCGCTTACGATCAAATCCGCCTGTGCCAGGACCGCGTGGAGCTCCTCGGCATTCAGTCCCATCAGATCCTGCAGGATCGCAACGAGGCAGTCGTGCGCCTCCTGTAAAGAAGGGACCGACGCGATGTCCGGACTGCGCAGCTCGATTTGGATCCTGCTCGAAAAGTCGCTCAGGTTTGTCTGAACATTGTACGTTACGTTCCCCATCAAGGTCGAAATGAAATACTCAAAAGCGCCGGCAAAAGCGCTGTTCGATGTCCGGGCGTTGAGCGGAGGGGTCCCGTCGGAATCCTTGGACCAGCCCAGCAGTTCGCCTGGAGATACGCGCAGTGCTTTTGCAAGTAGTTCGACCTTGTCCCGGCGCTGATTCTCAATTGCCCCACTTTCCCATCGGCTGATGGTAGCATTGCTGACACCGACTATTTGCGCTACATCCTCCAGAGTAAGGCCGAGTTCCTGACGCCGAGCTTTTATGCGTTCTTTAAAACCCATGATACATCCTCCTTCTCCTTGTGCAACAGCATCATACCACCGAATCTTCGAGCGTATCGAGTTTCACAATGCGCGTTTTGACGCCAGACTCGTCCAAGGCCCCTATCGTGGCAACAACGTCTACAAGTGCGGAAAGAATCTTAATTTGAGGCTCAGGCAGGAGAGCAATTTTTTTGAGCATGCTCCACATATCGAGAGGATTGGTTTGATAGAGATTGAAAGCAATACTCTGGGGCCCTTCACCCAAGAACACAGTAAAAATATAATCAGCACGGTTCACAAGGCGTAGGTGGCCATTCCGTACTATTTTTTGATATGGCAGTATGGCCCCGTGTGAAACCAGTTCGTCGTCATCGTCGTCCATAAGATAGTGGTTGGGCACACCGAAGAGTTCAGCCATTTTTTTTAGTTTGGAGACTGGGATCGCGTCGACGCGCCCGCGTTCCCATTTACTAACGGCGTTTTTTTTAACTCCAAGCAGATTGCCAAGCTGCTCTTGTGTCAGCCCTAAGTCGATTCGGCATTTCCGAATTTTTTCCGCAGTGGTCAAGCTGTTTACCTCCCTATTATTTGTTCGGTATCTTAATGATAACACAAAACACCCTAAAGTCAAGAAAAAACATCTTGACAAGATACACACATCCGTGTATGATGTGAGTATCTTGAAAAGGAGATGGAGGTGAGCAAATGAACTCAAATCTACTTAAGGGAGCACTTAAAGCACAGGGGCTTACGCAGCGCACAACGGCGCAGCTAATCGGCATGAGTGCTTCCCGATTTAGCGCGAAGATTAATGGAACCAATGGGGCCGAGTTCTCGCTCGGTGAGGCAAAAAAGCTCCGCGATCTGCTGCGTCTTGATACCGCTACGTGCGACGCAATTTTTTTTAACGCCGCAGTATCTTGAGAGGGTGATTATTAACCCACAACAGGACCGGGCGCTTCGTGAAGCGCCCCTAAGAAGGTGGCAGGGCCGCCTCGCAATGACGAGAGGAGGTGAGGGAGGATGGATCTCAAGGCTCTATTGACCTTCGGCATTCGGAACAGGGTCCCGATCGTGGTCGACGGAGATCGGACGAAGCCGACTGGGAAAAGCACGTTGTGCGCACTGTTACGGCGGGTCGGCGCAGAAGCGTATGAGTCATGGGAGCTGGAGGAAGGCGTGAAAAAGCCGGACCAGGACGGAGCCGGGAACTACGGCTGCATCAAAATCCAGCTTAATCAGGCACTATCGGACGAAGTACGGGGATTCTTCGCTGATGTTGAAGAAGACATTTCCGCGCTCGTCGGTTGCCGCGGCAAAGCCAATTGATTTCATCGCGGCCGTAAACTGTTCTTGCGTTACATAGAAATGCTCTCTGGAAAATTTCTGCTTAAGCCCATAAGCAGAATGGCTGCGGTTGATGCTTTTGATCGGGTAAAAGTTATCGATCAAATAGCCTTCGAGAAATGCGATCTGCGTTCGGCTAAGCCCGCCGGGTGTATCGGCCGAATTGCCCATCTTGCCACCTCCTTTCGCAGTCATTCTACCATAGCACGGGGAGGCGGCGCAACAGCAGCCACGGCAGGAACGGCGGGCGCTTCTTGAAGCGCCCCTACACAACCAAAGAAGGGAGGTGAGAAAATGAAGATCGTGGAAACTCTGAACACGGAGGAGGCCCTGGGGATCTTCCGATCCTACGGCATTCCGATCAGCTTCGAGAAGCTGGTTGCCCTGATCGACAGCGGCGCCGGCGAAAGGGCCGGATGGTCTGTCTGCGGCCGGAAGCCCAGCGGCAAGCCCAGCCGGATCATATTCCGGCGTCCTTTGATCGCCTGGCTGGAGAGTCTGGCGGTGGAGATCGCATAGGAGGAGAGCAATGGGAATCAGATACACGACGCCCGGGGAGAACCGGGCATACATGGATGGATATACCCGGGCGCGGCAGGCCGGCGGGCTGGACTGGGCGGAGCTGCGGATCCGGGTGGAGGCCGCCCGGGACACGGTGCGGGACCGCCTGGCCGAGAAGGACCGGGAGATCCGGCGGCTGCGGGCGGAGCTGGCGGCCCAGCGGGAGGAGTACGAGGGCCGGATCCTGGACCTGGAGAGCCAGATCGAGGCCCACAAGATCGCCTGGCGGCATCGGAGGGAAGAGGCATGATGAAACGGGAAGGCAGTCCCTCCGGGGTTGTGAGGGAGCGCCGGGCGCGACCTGAAGCGCCCCTACGGCGAGCGTGGGCGACCAAAGAAGGAGGAACGGTATGATCACACTGCTGAACGCCCTTGGGGCGCTGGTGCTGGGGCTGCCCATTGCCGGGGTGATCCTGCTGGTGATCTGCTACGCCTGCTGCGTGGCGTCCGGAAATGAGCAGAGAAGGAAGGACGGAAGGAGGTGACGGAGCCAATGACAGAGCGGAAACGCTACGCCTGTGATCGCTGTCCCGCCTTTTTCGGCACTGGCGGCGACTACGACCCCGAATACAGTACAGACCGGAATGGGCGGAGGCGCCGACTGGCGTCCTTTACGTACTACTGCAGGCCGACGGAGCACAGTTGCCGGAAGCTCGCACACAAGGCGGACTACACCGGCAATCAGCCCAAGTGGTGCCCCCGGCTTCAAGAGAATCAAACGAAGGAGGAAACCGCATGAGACCCTATTATCGAAGCTGCCCCGGCTGCGGGGCAAACCTGGACCCCGGGGAGCTCTGCCCGGACTGCGTCGGACCGGTGACGCTGGCGGGGCATAAAAATGCCGTCTTTGGGCAGCACCCCAAAGACGGCGAAGAGAAGGATTCGTGTTCCCGCAAAACCTCTCTTGCTCTCATTATAGCACGCGCCCCGGAAGAAGACAAGGGGGTGAGCGCATGATTCGCGGGATCGTCGTTACCACCGACGGACGGTGGAGGATCCGGGAGTTCGCGGCGCCACTCCATCAGACGCTGGGCAAGGCCGTGGGCGGCTACATCGAGCACGTACGGCCCCGGGGTTTGCCGGACCCGCTCTGTATGATCGTGAATGAAGAGGGTCTGCTGCTGGACCTGCCGGTGAATCCGGTGGGCTGCGTCCTCTATGGAACGGAGGAGCACGGGCATCCCATTGTGGGAGATCTGGTGATCCTGGCGGAGGGCTGGACAGAGGAGGGGCCGGATCTGGCAAGCCTCACGGAGAAGCAGACGGCGGCCCTGACGCGCTGGCTGGATCGGCTGGGGGTGCGCCATGGGTAAACGGCGAAGCGAGATCCCGTACAGCATCCGGCTTCAGGAGAAGAAGCTCCGGGAGATCGGGCGGGAACGGGAGGACGCGGCCATGACCGCCCTGGCGATCATGCTGGTTACCCTGGCGGACGAGTTCGGCTTCGGTCTGGAGCGGCTGACTCGCCTGGGGCGGCAAACCGGGCGGCAGATCCGGGACTTCTACGCCGCGGAGGACTGGGACGTGGAGCAGGAGCACCTGCGGCGCCGTCTGGAGCAGATCGGATTCCGGTTTGAAAACGGGCGGCTGCTGGTCTGGCTGGATCCGGAGAACGGACGGCCAAAGAAGCAGAAGGAGGAGAACACATGAACAAACCCGAAGTATTCAACTACGAGGACTATCTGACACTGAAGAGCGCCCTGGCTAAGGCAGAGGCGGAGATTCATGAGCTGCGCCGCCGGCGGGATCCCCGAGAGGAGCCGCCGGAGCCGTTCCGCGATGTGCTGCTGTACTACGCGAGCGGGAAGGTCAAGGTGGACTGCCGTTTCAGCACCACGGGATACCCCTACGAGGAGCTGTATGGCAAGGTCTTATTCTGGCTGCCGCTGCCGGTGGAGCCGGAGAGGGAGGAGGAAAACGGAGCATGAGTACGGCCCTGCCTATGCCCGCGTGGGAGATCGCCCGGGAGTATCGGGAGGCCAAGGACCCCAAGGCGCAGATCCAAATCCTGGCGGACCAGAACGCGACCACGCGGGACGTGATCATCGATGTCCTGCTGGACGCGGGGGAGGCGGTAGATCTGCGCTGGAAGAGCCGCAAAAGGGCGGCGAAGAAAAACGACCCCGGCCCCGCGGGCGCGGAGGAGCGCCCGGGGCCGGATTCGGACGGGCCGCCTGTGCCGGAGGAGAACCACGCCGGGCTGAGCCTGGCGACGCTTTGCGAGGCGGTTGGCGCCGACGGCGGGCTGCTGCAGGCCGACGGGAAGACCGTCACCGGCTATGAGCTGATCCGGCGCTTCGGCCCGGACGGAAGCGCCCGGGGCCCCGCCATTATCAACCTGACAACCAATTAAAGGAGGACAGTCCCATGATCGAGATCGTAGTTACCGTGAAGTGCCCGGACCTGGTCCTGGCCGCGTCGGCGCTGGCCACCGCTTTCGGCCAGCGGAAGGAGACGAAGGCGGCCGGCGCCGCCCCGGAGACCCCGGTGGCGACGGTGGCCCCGCTCGCCGCTCCCGTCGCGCCTGTGGCGCCGC